AAGTCGATCAGTTCGATCTGGGCTGCTGACTTCTTGCTGGAAGAGGGCGTGGCTAGGAAGGTGCTCATCATCGCTCCGCTATCTACACTGACGGTTGTCTGGGGCAGAGAACTGAAGCACCACTTGCCACACAGAAGTTTTGTTATTTGCACAGGCAACAAAGAGAAGCGGCAGCGGCTGCTAGAGCAGCCCGGCGTGCAGTACGTCATCATCAACCATGACGGCTTTACCAGTATGCACAAGGAACTGACTGGCTTTGATGTTGTGATCTACGACGAGGCTACAGCACTGAAGTCGCCGAGTTCTCAGCGGTACAAAATATTTTCTCGTTGGATGCAAGAGCACCAGCCGTGGCTGTGGTTGCTGACCGGCACACCGATCTCTCAAACGCCTGCTGACGCATGGACGCTGGCTAGGTTGGTGGGTTCGCCTACAGTGCCCAAGAGTTTCACCACGTTCAAAGACTTGGTGATGAAGAAAGTCACAACCTTCCGGTGGGTGCCACGCGAAGATGCGCTGGAGACTTGCAAAAAAGTGCTACAGCCGTCGATCAGGTTCTCGCTGGATGAATGCAAGGATTTGCCGGATACTAACTTCGTCGGACGCAAGACTGAGCTTACCAAGCAGCAAGAGAAAGCGTTCAAGGAAATGAAGGACAAGGCGGTGACTGTATTCGCTCAAGGCGAGGTCGCTGCGCCCAACGCTGCGGTGATGCTGTCGAAGCTTTTGCAGATTAGCTGCGGGGTTGTGTATGGGGATGTCGGTCCAATTGCAGTAGACGCGCAAGAGCGGTATAATACGCTTACTGAATTACTTGAAGAGATTGGCGACAAGGCCATTATCTTCGTGCCGCTCAAAGGCGTGCAGTTGTGGCTACGGGATAAGCTAATTGCGGACAAGTTCGACGTTGCGATGGTCAACGGCGACACATCCAAGAACGAGCGTAACCAGATATTTAATGACTTCCAGCACACTGACACACCCAAGATACTGCTAGCACATCCGAAGGTGGCCGCGCACGGACTGACGTTGACCCGTGCCAGAGACATCATCTGGTTTGCGCCGATCTATTCGTTGGAGCAGTATGAGCAGGCTAACGCAAGGATTCGTCGGTTGAACACAACCGGCAAAACGACTGTGTGGCACATCTACGCCACCAGCTTCGAAGCAGAGCTATACCGCCGGCTGCGTGCGAAGCAAAATACTTTGGCGGAGTTTTTGGCGCTGGTGCAAGGCGTCAACAGTGACGACGAGTGACTAGGAGGAAGTATGAATTACGAACTTGCCGCTGAGCGGTATATCAACGTGCGCAACGCTATCGACAAATTGGAGCGTGAGCACAAGGCAGCAAAAGCCGAACTTGCTGAGAAGCTTGCCATGTTAGAGAACTGGTTCACTGCCAAGGCGCAGGAGGACGGGTTGGACTCTATCAAGACATCGTATGGCACGGGCTACTGGTCTACGCACCACACTGCGACCGTTGCTTCGCGCGAAGAATTCTTTGGCTATTGCAAAGAAAATGACACATGGGATTTGGTCGAGGCCCGTGCGTCCAAGACTGGGGTTAAGAGTTTCATCGAAGGGCATGGCACTCCGCCCCCCGGTATTAACTTCTCGTCCACCCGTGTTTTTAATTTCCGTAAAGCTCAGAGCAAGGAGTAAATAATGAGCAACGTAACTACAGTACCAGCACACATCGCCGCCCGTATTGCTGCGCGCCAGCAAGCGGGTACTAAATCAAGTGTTGCAGCGGCTATCGTCAGCGACGGCCCAAGCATCCCGCGTATCTCCATCCGTGCCGGTCGTTATCGTCTGGTCGAGGATGGCGTCGAAACCCCAGTGGGCGTGACACTGGACACCATCATCGTCGGTGCTAATCCGCGCGTATCGAAAGTGTTCTATGGCAAGCAGTTCGATGCCTCGGCCTCTGACGTGCGTCCGGATTGCTGGTCGAACGATGGCTTGAAGCCCGACGTGTCTGTGGATAAGCCTGTGCACACCAGCTGCGCCGACTGCCCGCACAATGTTCTGGGCTCCAAGATTCTGCCCTCGGGTGCGAAGTCGAAGATGTGCTCCGACCAGCGCCATCTGGCAGTTGTGCCAGCGGCTGACCCGACCAAGGTATACAGCCTGACCGTGCCGGTTTCCGGCATGAAAGCTCTGCGTGAGTATTTCAAAGAGCTAGGTAACTATGGCATTGGTCCTGAAGAGGCGATCACTGAGCTCGGCTTCGATGACACCGCGAGTTATCCAAAGATCACGTTCAAGCAGAAAGGCTATGTGCCTGAAAAAGCTATGGCGCGTGTGGATACCATGTTGGACAGCGATCCGGTGAAAGTGGCTACTCGCCAAATCGCCCCGTCACAAGCAGGACCTGCACTTGCTGCGCCGCAGAAAGCAACCCAGATCGCCGCCCCAGCTACTTCAGCTGCGCCTCAACCTGTTGATGATGCGTATGAGGAAGAAACTCCAACGCCTGAAGTCGCTGCTGCCCCACCTGAGCAAGTGACTCCAAAGTCAGCAAAAGAGAAGCCGTCGGTTGCCCCAGTAAAAGCGTCGGATGAATTGTCCGCAAAGCTCGACAGCCTGTTCGACGAGTAATAGAATAGGTTCACGGGACCCCCCGGCTTAGGCCGGGGTTTTTTATCTGAGGGCATGGAATTGGATACTAAAAACTTTCTTACTCGCGTATTCGCCCAACGAGATGAACTAGTTGTAGCAACATGGAAGCCAGACCCTGCAGGTAATCTGAAGAACGGGTTCTTCTGGAATCGTGGTTCATTCTCGAATATTGATGACGCCGTTGCAGCCATATCGCAATGGGATCAAGAAAAAGAAACGACAGTCTATTTCGGCGTAGGCGCATTTGCAGGACATGACTATGTTGACGTTAATGGAAGAAAAAAGTGGAGACGCACTCAAGACAAAGCGACTTGGTTTAAGGCGCTGGCGCTTGATCTGGATATTGGAAGCGATAAGCCATATGCCACCCAGAAGGAAGGATGGGCTGCGCTCAGACTCGCGCTTGCTGCGATCAACTTCCCAACACCCATGGTCATATCATCTGGTCGTGGGCTGCACTGCTATTGGCCGCTTACTACGCCGATTAGTGCGGAGCACTGGACGAAAGCTTCTACAGCGTTGCGTATCGCTCTGGAAGAAAATGACGTAGTAATTGACACTACAAAAATTCACGACACATCGATGGTGCTTCGCCCCGTCGGTACTTATCATAAAAAACAACAGCCTTGGAAACTTGTTGAATGCAAACTCGACTGCCCCGACTACGATCCGATTCAGCTTTTCACTACGTTGAAGCCATGGTTCGGCAAAGCCACCAAACAACGACCTACCCAAAAGACTACGAAGTCGTCGATTGCCTCCGCCGTTTTGAACACCAACGACGTGATCGTGTCCGTCGTAGGTCAGCACTGCAAACAAATCCGAGCGCTACTTTCCAGTGGTGGGGTGACAGACGCATCGGGGAGCCCAGTGCAGGAGCCGATGTGGAGGGCGTCACTGGGGCTGGCTAAGCACGCTACCGATGTCAAAGAAGCTGTCATTATGCTGGCGGGGAAACATCCTGACTTTGATCTGAATGACAGCATGAATAAGATGGCTGGGTGGAAAGGCACAGGTCCAACCACTTGCGCCAAGTTCGAACAGCTGTGCATGGAAGGATGCAAGGGATGCCCACACAAAGGCAAGATCACCAGCCCTGCGCAACTATCATCATCGCCGACCAGCACCGTCATTGACGAACAAGGCGAAGCTATTGAAATCGAACTGCCCAAGCCATACGTAGAGAAAGACAACAAGATATTCAAAGAAGTAAGTATCGAGACTGAAGTCACAGACGCCAACGGCAATGCGGCAACAGTAACGACAACAGACTGGGAGTTGATATCGCCATATCCCATGCACATCACAGGTGTGTACAAAGATGGTGTATCAGGCAAGACAACATTCAGACTGGCTATTAAATACCCGATGACAGGGTGGCAGGAAGAAGATCACGAAGTATCAGTAATCGCTACGATCGGAAAGGATTTCGCAACCTTCCTACTCAATAGGCAGGTGTTTGGTTTAAAGGGCGTAGGCCAGCAGGAAAAATTACGAGGTTACTTAATGGACTACTTAACAATGGTGCAGCAACAGTCTCCTACCGGCGTCGATTTTGTCGCGTTCGGCTGGCAGGATGACGAGTCATTTTTGTGTGGCGAGAAGATCATCAACTCGCCCACGGGCAGTACAGACCGCCGCCTGCGCGGCGCGGCTTCGCGCTACTCAGAGATCATCAAGCCACATGGCGACCGCCAGACGTGGATAGACGCGATGAATATGCTCAACGAGCCGGGCACACATACACTGCGCTCCGCGATCGTGCTGGCGCTCTCTGGGCTGCTGGGCAAGGTATCTGGCAATGCTTCGCTGGTTGTGTCGATCTACTCCACAGAGACGACCACCGGCAAGACGTTGGCGTTGATGGGTGCCAACAGCCTGATCGGCCACCCGCGCGACCTGTTCATGACTAAGCTGGATACCAGCAACGCGCTGTTTAAAATACGTGGCGTGCTGAACAATCTGCCATGCACCATCGACGAGTTGACCACGGCATCTGACGAGGATGTGGCTGACTTGGCTTATAACCTGAGCCAAGGGCGTGAGAAGATTTCCATGTCCAAAGACCGGGAGATCAGAGAACCCGTCAAGTGGGATGGCCCCACACTGATTACGACCAACATCTCGCTGCACCAGAAGTTCGACAACGTCCAGACCAGCAACGACCCGCTGCGCGCCCGGGTGATCGAGCTCCACCACCATGACCGCACATTCATCGAGACGGACGCCACCGGCTACAGCAACGGCTATCGGTTCTTCGACCTGATCGCCAAGAACAATGGCTGGGCGTACCCGGAACTGGTCGAGGCCGTGGTAGCCATGGGTGGCCCTGAGCTTGTCTATAAGAAAGGCGTGGATGCTTTCCAGCGCCGGTTCAACTTCATGTTCGAGCCGCAGGAGCGGTTCTATCGATCGGGCATCATCAACGGCTGGATTATTGCCAAGATCGGCCAGAAGCTCGGTCTGCTGCCGTTTGACGTGGACGCCACAACCCAGTACCTAATTGACTGCGTGAAGCAGACCCGCAAGGACACCGAGGCTAGCAAGCAGGATGTGTTCGACACCATCGGCCAGTTCCTGCAAGAGCATAACGACCAGCTGATCGAGGTCACTGAGGTCTACGGCTCGGCCAAAGAGCAGGTGCATATCCCGGCGCCTGAGCGGGCTGTGGCAAGGATTAAGGTGGTCTACGACAGCAACACCCCCGTCATGCCGGGCAGCAACCTGACGATCAATCTGTCGGCGCTGAAGAGGTGGCTGTCAAAGACCAGAGACGGAGTCGATCGAGTAGTGCGGGAGTTGGAGCAGAACGGGGCATTGATATCTGCACGTGAGCGGGTTACTATGTTCAAGGGATGTCATAACCGTAATCCCGGACAGGCACACTGCCTGATTGTTAACATCAACCACCCGCGCTTTGTAGATGCGCTGACTAGCACTTCAGCCAGATTACAGAGTCCCGTGGCGCTAGCAGTGCTGCAAGGTGGACAAACTTAGGAGCTACCCATGCCACGTAACTTCCGACAGGAATATGATCGATATCAAGGAAAGCCCGAACAAATAGCGAATCGCGCGAAACGCAACGCCGCACGTCGGGAGATGGAAAAGAAGGGCGCGGTATCAAAGGGCGACGGGAAGGATGTGGATCACAAGACGCCCATCGCCAAAGGCGGTGGGAATGGAACAGGGAACCTGCGCGCAGTACCTAAGTCGGCGAACCGATCGTTTCCTCGTACTAAACGCGCAGGTATGAAGTAATCATTTACGGCGAGTGGCGGGGGTTTTCATAGGCTTTGCCTTACCCTTGCCAGTCATCTCTTTACCTACAGACATAGGCACGCCGACCTTCTTAGCGAAGGCCGGGCTATGCGCAACAGCCTGCATGAACTTCTCTTGCTTGGCTGACTTGGTAGGCATTACTTCTTACCTTTCATCATCTTCTTTTCCATCATCTCGAATTTCTTCGACTCGCCTTTCTCTCATTTCTTTCTCCTAGCTGCTCTCATGTTATCCACGAGATTGGGGTAAGGACGGCCAGCCTTCTTTGCTGCTGACTTCGCAGCCGTCTTTTGCGAAGCCGATAGTTTCTTCGGCTTGCCCAGTTTATCAGGACGGGGCTGTTCCCATACAGGTTTTTTCATATCAGCATTTTCCGGTTTACATAACTTTCCCTATGCCAGAGCTTTTGCCTGCGTGCAGCGACTTTAAATCCCGCAGGTGATCTGACCCCATAAAATAAACACCTCTGGGCTGCGAAAGTAACCACATGTCCCGGTATTTATTTGCCTTATCTGCTATCTTCCTTGCGGGTGTAACGCCAGACTCCCACATATCTTTTTCGCCGCTATTTATAAACGCCGCCACATTCCCTTTAGTAGCTTCGGCTTTACTGTTTCTTAGGTACGCACCGCCCATCGCCTTTAAAAACTCAGTTAGCGTATCAGCATCAAACCTGCGTTCCTTAAAATAGCCGTACTCCCCCTGCGCCTTAAGCAGCCTATCAAAAATAGTGCCTGTCCCTACCAGCATTTCTTTTTGTTTGTTTACTGCGGTGTTTGTAAAAATAACAAACAAAAACTCTTTTGGATACCCCTCTACATCTTTTGCCAGAGCGTCATCCCACGATCCTTGGTATTTAATTCCCGGCACCCGATCAGCGCCGTTACCTTCGTACCAAGCTCCATACTTGTTAATGGCAGCGGTAACTTCTAATGGCACTGCTACACCTTTACCATGTACTTGACCCACAAACATCAGGTTAGGGCGAATCCGCAGCACACTCATTTAGCACTTCCATGCTCTCAAGGATTTATTGATGCGGCTGTTCGGGTCACTAGCCGTTTTCTTGCTGGTGAGTTTCTTCTTCATCCCTTCCATCCGGGCACAGAACCGCCGTTGGGGTTCTGGCCTTCCTTGCGCTGCCATGCCGGTGTCTTAGCCATTACTCTTCCTCTCCGCGAACTTCCGCGATTCGTTTATCCATACGCTCTTGAAGTTTGTCCAACTCCGCATCTAGCGCTTCATAATCAGGATAGCCCTTGCGGTACTCGTCCTGCTTAGCTTTTTTCATAGCCGCTTTGAAATCGCGTTCAATACCTTTGACAACCTTGTCTTGAATAGCCAACGACTCATCGACGTTGTAGTCGTACAGCTTCAAACCCATCATACGGGCAAACACCATGCTGCTAGGCTTGGCCCCGGTTATGCCTTCTTTCTCATCAATGATGTCTTTAACTTTTTTAATATTTGCACTGGATACGGCTGGTGGCATAGCGGTGTCGTAAGCAAACTTCGCCGAATTGAACAACTTGTCCCACTCAGAGTCCGTAGGCTTGTGTATATCTTTGCCACTATAAGGATCGACGCCTAGCAACAGTCCTGATATTGCAGAGACGATCGGGCCGCTAGGTGTAATTACGCTGGGAATCCACGACTGTCCGAACAAACCATTAGGCAATCCTTTGGTTATAGACGCAAACGGTACATAGTCACCCAGCTTGTAGTACACCGGATTCTCGGCGTCGCCCATAAATGGGATACGAATGAACATATGAGGACCGAAGGGCGTACGCTCACGCATGTACTCAGGACCAGCTTTGCGAAGTTCATCGTCATCGCCATCACCCATCGAAGCCATAGCAGTTTCCAGCAGGTAATACGCCATCATGATGTTGGCGATCTTCCATGGCTGGTGCAAAGCAATACGGCCTAACACTGGGGCGATAGCGTAACCCCACGAGATAAACGGAATAAATGACTGTCGCAGAACCCGAACAGCTTTGGAGTCAATGTCGTAGTCCAAAAACGCTTTGCGGGCAAAGTCACCTGCGACACGCAGTTGCTCGGGCGTTGCTGTGGCAGTCTTTTCCTGCATCTGCAAGTCACCTGCTTTGGTAAGAAACGCCGCGAGTCGGAAGACGTTATCTTCAGCAGCATACAACTCGGTGGCGTAATGATCTGCTTTCTTGCCGATCTTCGTAGCCAGTTGCACAGCTTTCTGGGTTTTCGACTTCTCGTAGTTGGTAAACGCAGCAAGGCGCTTCATCAAAGAGTTGTCATTACCAGTGTCCATGTTGGTTTTCCAAGCGTCGTATAGAGCTTGCTTAACCTCAGAACTTGAGAAGTCACCTAGCATAGCGCCCGAGTTCATGAACGCAGACATCATGTCCAGTTCTTTACTAGACAGTGCTTTGGGATTGACTTCATATAGCGCGAAGATGCGCGCAGCGTTGCCCAGCGTAGCCATGGGAATGTCGTGCATCATGGCCAGCGTAATATTCGACGCGACGTTCGTTACATGAGTGCCGGGGTTGTAGACCGTCTTGGACTTCTTGAACCAGCGCATACCAGTGTTGTATGCCTTCAGGTCAACCAGCGGACGACGATCCGACATGTCGATCATGGCACTCCACACAGGACCGGGAATGTATTTGTTCGCCAGATCGCCATATGCAGTAGAGTTGGGCAGCTTCACCCAAGTGCCAGAGCGGCGGTACATACCGCGAATCTGTGGAGACTTGGACTCTTCTTGGCCGACATCCAGCACCAGAGACTCGTCAATTACGCGGCCAGTAAACTTCTGCACGTCTTCCAAGCTATTGAATGCTATGGTGTCGTCGGCTGCAATGGCTTTAGAAAACTGACGGCTGGCATAGTTGTTAGCTAATGCAGCCATGGTGTTGCGCATAGCATTTGCCAGTTCATCAATCTTGTTCTCTTCAAGCGCCTGTTTGGCTGTCATACTGGAAGAGAACTTGTAGCCTTTATCTGGGTCGTACTGAGATAGCCACCACTGACGAGTAGCGTCTACTTTGAAGCCATCAGGCGCACGGCGACCACGTTTCTCGAACTCGGAGATCGACATAAAGCCAGCGTGCTCAGGGCCCATATCGGGCTTTAAACCATCGCTCTTAAAGACTTGGTAGAAACGACCAGTCAGTTCTGGGTTGCCAGCCTCGTCTTTAGCGATCCAATCCATCGAACCTTCGAGATTCAATTCGCCTTTGTGCTTTAGACCAAGGACGCTAGAGAGCTTGCGGGCACCGAACGTGGAACTAGCAACCTGCGCGCTCTTCGACGCATATAGCAGCGACTCGGAAAACTTTCTGTTCTCAAAGAACGAACGCTCGGCAGCAGGTAGGTCAGCAACGTAGGTCTTGAACCAATCCATGACGTTGTCCGCTGTGCGGGCCATGATGCCTTTGTCTGCCATACCATCCAATGCTTTCTTGTTGCCGTCCATGTAATCGAACAGCGCACGCACTTGGTCAGCTGGGCGGTTCAGTACAAAGTTCGCCAACCGCTCCATCTGCTGATAACCAACGCTCTTGTTGACCTTGAAGTTCTCGATCTCTTCTTTGGTAGTCTCACCAGCACTGAACGTAGAGTTGATATAAATCAAAAACCGCTCAAGCGCAGGAAAGTCTTTGCGGATAGCCTCAGCCATCTTACCAGTTACTTTTTGGAAGTTCTTAGATACATTGTCATTCCAGTTCACCGCATCAAAGAAAGCCTTGGTGCTGATTGCTGCCGGCGCAACTCGTTTTGTGTACCCACGATAATCCTGCAGCGTAATACCAGATGCTGTCTGCGTAGCTTTGTTCGACTGCACCGCTGCCTGCAGGGCTTTGCCGCTTAGCTGCTCAGGAATTTGCGCCTTGGTGGACTGCTCCAACAAATCCATAGACGCTGACAACACATCGCTGGCGACATTCTCGCCAACACCCAACATGCGGCGCACGATGGCTTTGTACATCGCCCAGACAGAACGAATCGAGTCAAGGAACGACTTCGGCGCGTCGCCAGTCTTGATCTCCTGCATGGCGCGGCGGAACTCGTTTAGGGTAGCGGTGTAAGACACCAACTCCAGCACAGCGTCCATGCCACGTTTCTGGTCAACAAGCTTTTGCAGAATCTGCTGAACTTCCAGAGCCTTGCCTTCCAGACCCTCAGCTTTCAGCGCGCGGTCAAGCGACTTCTGCAGCTGTGCGACAGCTGGAGCTTTAGGGTTCTGGTATACATACCACTGCAGCGCGGCGTGGAAAGCCTCGTGCAGAACGACCTCAGCCGACTGCTCTTCGCGGTTGATGTAGACCGTGTTGGTTTTGGGATCGTAGCGGGAGCCGGTCTTGTCAACGAATGCAATCTTTGCAGGATTGCTGGACTCAACCAGTGCGTCACGCAGCGCACGGGCAAGGACTCGACCCATGGGCGTAGTGTTAAAGCGCAGATACTGCAGCACGCCGGGCAGACCAGTGTACTTCTCACCTTTGCCTTGTGGGTTAACGTAGCCGTTCTTGGCCGCGTTTTCCAGCGCGGATACTGCTTTGCCCTTGGTCTTTTCTTGCATCTCAGACGATGGGCGAATCTGCTGGCTGCTGACATCAGCCATGTCAGGCAGTTCCTTCATGAACGACTCGCGCTTCGCTGCAGCCCAGCCGGACGACAATGCAGTATCCAACGACTTGACCGCAGCAAGTGTCTCTGCCTTGGTTTTGCCGGGAGTTGCCAGTTTGCGTTGTGCAGCGTCTTTCACCACGCGGACAATCGCTTCTACGTTCTTGGCGTTGTTGTCTACCGATTCGCCCAACCGGAACAAAGCGTTCTGCACATTCTTGGCCAATTCTTCCATCTTGGCGATACGCTCGTCGGCTTTCGCTTGGATGTTTTTCTTTACTTCACGAGCAATATTAGCGCTGTAGTTAAGATAGGCGTCGTAGGCATTGCTAAACTCGCTAACGGCATCAACGACGCGCTGCTCTTTGCGACCGAACGCTTTAGCTACTTTGCCAGACTTGCGGAAGATGGCATCACGAATGCCCAATAGCGAACGCTGTGACAGCGAGACGCGCCCCGGAGCTTTGATCTGCTTAGCGCCCTGAACTTCTGCGCCCAGCTTTTCCTTGTTGACTTCATTCAGGATGCCGGTAATACGCGCGGTGTCAGACTCGCGATCAGCCAGTTCAAGTTCTTCTTCCATAGCCTGTTCAATCGAACGAGCGATGGGCGTCTTTGCCGGCAGCGCAACTTTGGCTGGCGCGGCCTTTTTTGCTTTGCCCTTGGGGGCAGCGGCTGGTTGTAAAAGACCCCCAGCAGCCGGAGCTGCGGGGGAAACGGCAGGGGGGCTGCCGGAAGGAGCCGTTGTAGGAACAGGTGTAACCGCAGAAGTCAGAGCTGCTGGTCCAGCGGCTGCAGCTTGTTGAGCCGCACCAAGTCCCATCGCAGGGCGGGGGGTAGTTTGATCGACGGGGCCGCGCGCGGCCATGATTTGCGCCGGCGAGAGCGGCGGGGTACCACCCAGCGCTGCTTGTTGTGCTGGGGCCAAACCGCCCATAACTGGACGAGGCTGGCCTAGCGCTTCAGGGCCAGCAGCAAAAAGAGCACGCTGGTCGCCTTGCAGCCCGGTAGAAACAGGAAAGCGCCAGATGCTAGGCGAGAGTGGGTCGTTCGCTGCCTGTCGGATTTCTGCCAGAATTTCTTTGGCTGTCTTGGGTTGTGAGTCAAGCAAGTCTGTGGCTGCAACGGGGTCAACGCTACGTGCTTGACGTTCCATGATCTCGCCCATCGTCAACTCACGTGGGGCTTGGGAGCCATCAGCTAGGGTTTCGTATGTAAACTGCCCACTAGGCTCGTTGAACGCTTCCTCGAACTGCTGGATATAAGATGCTTCATCTAGTCGTTCAGCGCCGATCCCCATGCGCTGCTCGATGCCGGCTCCAACTTCCAAAGCCTGCACAGCCTCTGTCATCCGGCGCAAAGCGTCGGTGCGGCGGTCTTCAAGGGCGATTTGCTCTTGTGTCCAACGACCAATGTCACGCGGATCGACACCTTGGCGCTGTGCTTCTACATTCACTGCAGCAATAGCTTGTGCGCGGACATCACGCGGGACCAATGGGTCATCAGACAACGCCGTTTTTAGAGCAGATGCGTTATTCGATCGAGACACATGCGCGCCTAGCGCGAACGGCCCGAGTAGCAGTGTTAAGCCGGTGGCGCCCATGGCAGACTGTTTGGCAATATCGAACAAGTTCTCTTCTTTGCCGCCATAAGCGCGTTCCACCAACGAAGTGCCTACATCCTGTGCGATCTCGGTAGACGGCTGTACCAACAGATTTGTGGCCAACCCTTTTGTAAAGGGGCGCAGAACGCCAGTATCAGTCATCTCAGCAGCAACACCAGCGGTAGTGCCGCCACCTGCACGACCGAGCACAGGCTTGAACAATTTGCCGCCCACATAGGTAGCTGCAGCTTCGCCTGCGCCTTGAATCAATCCGGTGCGATATGACGCTTGGCGCGCTTCCTCTTCGGACACACCTTGGGCGATTAATTTCTCGTAGGTGTCTTGCGCTTGCGACGTGCCGAACAACATACCAGCCGCAATAGGCATACCACCGGGTGCCATCGCCGCAGGAACAGTAGCAGCAATAGGCCCAACCGCACGAGCACCAGACAACAAAGTTTCCTGTACCAAACCACGACCACGCATATCGGGCACATAGCTAGGTTCTGCAGCTGTGGCTTCTTCACGTAGTCTGCGGCCTGTCTCAGCAACAGCGCCGGACGGGGTGGGGCGTAGTCCTGTGGGGGCAGTAATCGCGCCGGGCTGCGCAGCGGCTTGCGCCTGCGCGCCAGCTTCAAAAGCTTCAGTAAGAAACGGCAGTTCGCGGGAGAGAAATTGCTGCCCTTGACCAATCATCTTGGGCACTTCTACGCGCAAACCGCCAACCAACTGCCTACCCATCTCCGAGACGAAGCCTCTGGGCTTTAGCCCCAGATAATCAGCAACATCTTCGAACGGTACGTTCTTGCGTTTGCTGTACTCACGTACAAGCTCGTCATCCGGCAACTCCCGCAGGTCCTGCGGGGCGGTTGAGCGTAGGTCTGCGAGAGAATAAATTGCCATGATGTTCTCTGTATCTAGTTACCAACCGCCGCCGGGGATAGGAGCCATGCGGAACTTCTCTGGGTCAAGATTAAATTTGCGCATAACCTTAGCTTGGTCAGCAGCAGTACGAGCGCGCTGCCACTCGTCGGACTCAAGCATCTTGCCGTAAGCGATCTCTTCTTGACGGGTAACGCTAGTCGCTTCCGCACCACGGAATTTCTTAGTGAAGTCTGCGTCCTGAATTGGCTTGCCGTCTCTACGACCGAAGTAACCTGTCTGGCGGTCGAACAGAATAGGCGTGTTGTCTTTGTCGAATCCGGCGACTTCAAACGATGATTTGCCGAGCCCACCACCTGCTCCATAGTACTGTGCAGCTGCGAAGTCTTTGGCAGCACCAGCTTGTTTGGAAAGAATGTCGGCCTGAGTCTTCTTCAGGTTCATTGTGTAGTCGAGCAAAGTTTCTGGAGCCGTAGCTGCAGTGCGCAAATACTTATCTACCTCAGCTGCGCTACCTACAAAATCAGGCTTATCAGTCAGCCGCTGGCCAGTATTAGTGTCAACCAAATACAAAGAAATATTGCCTTTCTTATCAACTGCCTCTTCATAGTGTGCGCCGGGCGTGATATTAGGGTTATCTTTGTGTGCCTGCAAAAGCTGTTTGCGGTCTAGTCCAGATATTTGTTTAGTGATCTGAGTTTTGGCCAGATCGAGTTCACCTTGGGATACACCAGTCAATTGCTGAATAATCTCGCCACGTGCTTTCGGGCTCATTTTCAGTTCATCAGCTTTGGCAAAAATATCCTTGGTAGACGCATTGGGATTTGCCGCCATGAAGTCAGTCAACGACCTAGTAGCTTTAAGGTCTTGCAAAGCAAAGCCTTTTGTCTCAAGATCGATCTGCCCAGTGGCGATTTGCTGCCGTAAGTTCTGAAGTCTTAGCGGGGACTCTTCGGCTGCACGAGCTTCTTGCGCAGCCATAGTGCGAAGCTTCATACCCTCAATCGGGTCTTCTCGCGAAATAATATCTGCATACCGAGACATCAAAGCGGCGTCTCGTGCTTGCGGCGTTAACCCACCTTCGTAAGTCTTACCAAGATATTCAGTAGCCTTGGGGGCCATAGTCGTAGACTCGCCATAACGAGTCATTAACTGTCTATACAGATCAGACTCTTCTGGGCGCTGGCTTGGCAAAAGTGTAGGTGTGTAGTTGCCCTCGGAAACAGACAGGCCCCGTGCAGGAGCGTAGTTGGCGACACCCGTTAGATCAATGGGCCCTTCCATCGCGCCGCCCGGAGGCGTGCGGTACATTATGCTTTCTGGCGTACCCAAACCATAGCCGCTGAAGTCGGGTGTGTACTCCCCACGAGCTTGCATTTCGGGATAGGTTATTTGCTGGCGTTGATATGACGTAGAGCCCGGCTCGATTGTAAATCGGTACATCGGACGACCTTGTTCATCAACCATGGCCGCTTCCTGCTGCATCTGCAGGGCTTGCGCCGGCGTGTACTTCTGAAATTCTTTTTCCTGCTGAGCGGCCTCGAACTCGTCGCGCATTTGTTTGCGTCGCAGAGCCTCGCCAATCTTAATGCCGGTATCGAAACCAGATGCCAAACCGCGTGCAAAATTCGCCATGATTAAACTTCCTCCATTTCCATGCCGAGCATCGCGTAGTTAACCGTCTTGATGCCGTCGTGCATTGTCTCAACTGCGTCAGGGAATACTTTCTCAACATCCTGCGCCATGACACCACGGAACCGCTTTTCGGGGATGTGGATGTAGTTGAACTCATAGATCGGCAACTGGGTGCGGAAGTGCGTACCGACGCGCTCAATGTTTTCTTTAACTCGGATGTCAGACAGACCTTTGAACCCGCCACCAGCCCAAGCCCCAAGGCCGGTGCCAACGATTTGCGCGAACGGATCACCAGCAGCCATCGACTGCCCGTACACTTGTCCTTGCGTACTGAGAATCTGGCCAAGTCCTTGGTTCTGCATATTAAGTCCTTGTCCAATCGTCTGCGCGCCCTGTCCAAAGATGTTAGCAAATTGATTACCCGGTGCCATGTAGGATTGGCCAGCAGCAGTGCCGGCGCCGGTCGCGCTTCCGTATGCAGCAGTCGAAGCGCCGGGGAGGCCACGACCAAGCCCTGTGACATCCAATTTGCGGGCGTAGCCCATTTGCTGAGCCTGCTGGCGTGTACCTGTCATAGCGGCGGCGCGTTGTGCTGCCAGCCCCAGATTGGCTTGGTTCTGCATACCAGCAAAGCGCCCAGAAGCAGGATTAACCCCCATCGCCCCCATGGCCCGTTGGCTCGCTGCTTGAGTGGCGGTAAATGCACGCCCTGCGTCTGCAGCTGCTTGTGCTGCCAATTGATCTCTATACGCCTCGGTATCAAACCGCTGGGCTTCAGCAACTAGACCACGCTCAACCGGGCGGTAAGTAGACCGCATATAGTCATAATAATCGCGCGCTTGGTTCATCTGCTCGCGCTGCGCTTGCTGTTGCGTGTCAGCGATACCACGTAGGAGTGGAGATAGCTCGGCGTATTGTTGCCGACCAAACGCAAGCTGCTCTTTGCCAAGAGCGCCCATAATTTGCGCCGCTTCCCTACTTGCCTGCGCTAACGGAGCATAGTCCGGTGCCGGTGCTGATTTTCCGCCCATATCAATGTCCTCTCTTTAGCCAGCGGCACTTATCTGCCCACATGACCAAGACCATCAAATCCGCCCCGGGGGCGGCATCCTTCATTACAAATTCTTCTTCAAACCCAAGCTTCTTGTCGAACGCAATAATGTGTGGTTCGTTTGTGGGCACCATACCTGTCAGCCGCTTGAGCCCTAACTGCCTGAAGCAGTAGTCGCCCACTACGAAAAAGAGGGAGAACAAGGTCTTACCCGGCTTGTCTATTGCTATGTGGCAAATTGCGTTGGCTCCGTTAATCTGATGGACGACAACGCCAGCAACCAACTGCCCGCCTTGCTCTACCCCAAAAGCGTTATACCCTTCCCACTGCACCTGCTGCCCAACCCTGCCGGCAACCCAATCCGCCACTCTTTCTCGATCGTAAAGTACAAGGTCTGCCATGCGCCGTGTATATCACAAGGTTAACAATATGTGAAGAGGTTACTCTGATAAATCTGGTTTCGGCGCGCTGTCTTTTACAGCCTTAATTGCATCGTAGAACTGTTGTACTTTTGGTAATTCCCCCCTGTCCATTGCGTGCCACAACATATCCAACTGGTCGGCAATTTTTGGGTACGTCCTAGCTCTAACCACCGAGTAGTCTGTGCGGTGAGTGATTTTGTTCGTCATACCACCACCTCGAAGTGTTTATCTAAGTAAGGGAAGCAGTACAGAGCAAAACGATTCACACCCGGACTGAAGTCAAGTTCAGTATCCCCCGCCGCGATAGGGTATGTGGTGCCTTCGATGACAAGCTCGCCGGCTACTGGTACTCCAACGATCGTATTACCAACTACTTCGGCGGGGTTAGGTAGACGCTCAAGTAACTCGCCGTTGTTTACATACTGTTTCCTCGGGTCGCCGACTAGCTCAATATACGGATACTGTTCATAGTCGGAAACATCAATATCAATACCAGACGCGCTGTATGCGTAGACTATTCGCCCCTGTTGATCGTAGTATGTTTTCTCTTCCATTTTATTTCTTCAGAATAAACACAGCCCATTGAAAAGCGTCATACGGCAAAAAACCTTGGTTGTTAAAGTTTGTGGCATTGTATGAAATCTGTGCACCGGTACCGGTGTCTTGGAACGCCACAACCATATCCGCCCATACCCTTGCCCACCCACCGTTGGGGTCTGGATAAGATACGCAAACAGGCGCTTGGGCATCGTCATAAACATTTCCATTTTTTCTAATACGTATGTAAGAAATAGTAGACTGATTATCTTGAGCTGTTTCAGAAGCAAACCCCCTGCAAATAGCAAGGATGCTGGAGTTTGACGGCGGAGTAAAAGTAACTGTCGCACCATTGACAAAGGTAGCCGCCGAAACCGCAAAGTCTCCGATCTTGGCTGTGGTGACTGCAAGATTGCCTATTTTTGCTTCTGTTACAGCCAATGAGGCAATCTTCGCCGAGTCAACAGCCAGCGCACCGATCTTTGCATTGGTTACAGCTAAATCAGCGATCTTTGCAGAATCAACAGCCAACGCAGCGATCTTTGCGTTGGTCACAGCTAAATCAGCGATCTTTGCAGAATCAACAGCCAGCGCAGCGATCTTCGCATTGGTAACAGCCAAGTCAGCAATCTTTGCTGACTCCACAGCTAGGTTGGCGATCTTCGCATTGGTAACGGCTAAATCCGCAATCTTTGCTTCAGTTACAGCTAGTGCGGCGATCTTCGCGGAGTCAACAGCTAGCGCGGCGATCTTCGCGTTTGTTACAGCAAGATCATCGAGCTTTAAAGAAGTGACGGACAGATTTGCAATTTTTGCAGTATCTACCGCTAAGTTTCTTATTTTGGCATTGCCAATTGTAGCGTCGGCGATCCATGCTTCTTTTATATAAGTACCGGCAGGGATCGTAACGCCGTTAATTACTGTCGGTGAATCGAGATGAAAAAATGGTGCCGGACCTGTTACACCATACTCATCCGACAATACATTGATGTAGTACTCAGGGTCAGTGCCAGTTTGCCCCATCACCCCCACAGTGGAGTTATATGGGCCTGCTAGATTCTCTGTATTTACAAACCGAATCCAGTAGTATCTAGTAGCACTCGACCCAATAGCGTGGGTGAACGTAACTCCTGCAGACATCCCAACGAGAGCTTTTGCAGAAAAGTCGTTTGTAGCAGCAGCCCATACTTCTGTGTACGAATGCCCGTTGTAGTTAGGCGCGTTCCATGTAACGATGATATTGTCTAGCGCACCAGCCGCAGCTAAACCTGTAGGTACACCGGGCTCATCCACGGTGTATACCGTTGGCAACGTCAACGAACCACTAGGTGTAGTGCCAACAACTCCGCCGGCGCGTAGCTCTTTTACTGTTACGAATCGGTTCTCGTCTCCATTAGTGATGTATTCACGAACTTTATCAAGAAAGTTGCGAAGGTCATTAGGAATGGTAGAAGCTATTCGCGGCAGGCTACGCATTGGCTATTTCCTCCGCAGACTGCGCGACTACTACGCTAAATACCTGCGCGGTACCCTCAAGCTGCACTTCCCAATCTCTGCCCGATGTAGGCGGCAGTTTAAACATAGTTCGGCTTGTTACGGTCTGGGTATGGAATGGCGTAGTTGAGTTGTCGCAATAAAATCTAGCTGTGACTGGGTAAGATTCAGCCTCTACTTTGGCACAACCCAGACTCAACACTCGCGGCATCGTAAATATTTTTGAACGCCATGTATACGACAGATTGGTGCCATCGAACCATTTTTTAATGGTGTTGTTCGCAAACGCCAAAAACAATTGGTCACGTAGCAAATCATTGAAACCTGCAGTAGCGTACAGATTATGAAAAATAAACTGTCCTGAAATAAGATCGTAGACAAACCCGCCCTGTACATCCCCAGTATCGTAGAACGCTACATACTTGTTATCGTGGGTGTAGGCATGAATTGACTCCGGCACGAGAGATTGCCACTGAGCGCGGGTAAACATGCCATCAGTAATGATTCGTGAACCGCCAGATGCCAACATAATTAGTCCATCTGGGCTGGCGTAAATTACAGAGCCATTCACACTAACGATGCTGCGCTTAGATGCGCAAGCTTGTTGCAGGTCTGACTTAACCACAACCATGCTGTCTGGGTGGGAGCCTTGTATAAAATACGGCACGCCCTTAGTCAGCACGACCAACGTAGTATCCATGCGACCTAGACCAACCACCGGGTAATCTACTGTTTGCACATAGGATTGAGGCCAAGCATGAGGGTGGTATGGATCACAAAAATAAATATCTCGGCCAGTAAACCCAGCCATTATCCCATTAGGTAGGTTAATTAGCCCAGTCAAAGTCGCTGGCGGCTCAGACCAACCAGTTACTATCATCTCTTCGCTCAAATCATCTGACGATATTTCATCAATATATGAAGTTTGCGCGGAAGGAATTTCAGCAACAAACAAATACACGCCATTGACAGACCTGTATATTCTGCGGGCAGTAAGGATGTACCCACTATACAAACCTGCCGGTTCGAAGTTGCTTAGTGTGACAGTCTGGTCTTTGTATACATCAACAGCCAGCGATGCTTCTGCTGGGCCACTTTCAAATTCGAAACCAGACACTTTGCTGACCCAAGTGTAGGTGTATACACGAGTCTCGGGCACTGAGGTAGCGTCTTGGTATCCAGCTGCGGATAGAGTGAAATACGAGTTAGTAGAAGTTGTAGGGTACGTACCGCCCCTGAATCTAATATTAGATGTAGTGCCCCGCGTGATTGTCTCAATAAGAAGCGCAGAAGAGTCGTCACCGATCGGAGTGATGGAACAATTCGGTATATTCAAAAATAGTGTGGAGTTGCTTGGTACTTCCACCTTAGTCTCAGAACCGGAGTTCAGCGTAAGCGCGTAGAATTTGCCTTTCACATAGTCATTAAACTGGGACAGTGTGAGAATAATTCTGGCGGTGCCTGCTGTGTCCTTCGCAGCCGCTACTGGATATTTGGTTTCTTCTGGGGTGTCTGCTTCGCCCAAGATGAAATTAAGCTTGCCCACTACAGATGGAGAAGCAGTGCTCTGGCCATAAATCCCCGGAGTAACGACAACAGAGTTACCATAGGCTGCGACAGTTAGCGCGCCACTATACGGGTTGACAAAATTAGCGTTTAGCCAATTGGCAAAATCAGAAGCAGTGCTGAACGGCCCGGGGGCAAGTTGGTTGAACACAGTCGTCATAACACCAGACGTGTTCGTGGCTTGCAACCTAACCTGCAGAGTGCTATCAATAGACGCCCACTGACTTTGTTTAATTACATACAAAGGCTGATCGCGCGTTGTGCCTGTTGCCTGTAAGTCGAGGGCGTTGTAAGTAAAAAGCCCAGTTGTGTCGTATGAAGTGGCTGAGCCGGTAATCCCCCGGAATAAAATTGTAGCGGAGGTGCCAGTAGCGGTTGTAGTGACTAAAACATCATTGAGATCAACAGTAGCAGTTACACCAACTACGACCGCGTTGATCCTATCTTTGACGTATGTAGCTCTGTTTGTGGCAGGGAGTGAAGGGAGTGTCACCAGCGTGTAGTTAGTCCCATCATCCAGACTTATTTCTAAGCCGGCGGTAGTTAGGTTCGCTAACGCAGACGCATCTAAAATCAATTCTGCTGCATACGCAGTAGGTGTAAACGTAGGTACGGTTGCTTGTAAAGCCGTCTTAGGGATAGGTACACCAAGCGGTATTGTCTGCGCAGGGTATGGAGAAGAAGCTAGCGCAATGGTGTTGTAGGTAGCTTTAGGCGGACCATCACCAGTGTAGAAAGTCCACTCCACAGGATCGCCAGCGATCTGCCCACGGCAAACATCCACATCGAAGTTCCAGCTGAACCAGTACCGCGCGTCCTCATCAACATCTTGGCCGTAGCGGTAAATAGAAGTAGGAGTGCCTGCGCTACTAAGTGTCGCCACTGCGGAAGCAGAAACACCGGGAAGCGGTACAAGCGCGCCGGCAAACACCGGGCAGTTAATAGCCACCTGAGCCTGAGAATCTTGCAGGTAACGTGGCGGCGTTTTGGGAGACACACCACCGAACGACTTGATTGCGAAACCTGCCATGACTACTCCTTATTTACCACCCCAAGTAAGACCGGTCTTGACTGAGAAGCCAAGCACCATCAATCCGAGCGCAGCGATCAACCCCCAGATGATGCCCTTGCGAATAAGCTCTTGTCGCAACTTTGTCCAGAACTCAGTCTGGGCTTTAGCTGCAGCAATCATCTCATCGTGATACCGGCGATGCCCAAGGGTATCCACATTCCCAAACTCATCTTCTGGAAATGCTCCTTTGAGAATTTTCAAATCTGCAAGGGCTTCGTCCAATTGCGCCTCTATGTGGCTAAGAGTTCGTTCGGTTCGGTCTGTTCTGAGTTCTGGCATTGCTCCATCTCCGCCTTCATTTTCAATAGGTTGGCGGCGATCCGCCCGTCATTCGGAGCCATTTTAGCGGCTGTTTCGCAATAAGCAAGAGCCTCTTCTTTGAGGTCTAGATGCCACGCTGCGATCGATGCAAGGTCGTACAAAGGCTCTTCCCATACCCGAGGGTCGCAGGTGTAGACCAGTTGCTTATTCTCTATCGTCAAACCCTTGGCAGCTGCTGTCAGACACCCACCCCAGTCCTGACGGTTGTGGTAAGCCAAAGCGAGGTCGTGCCACGGCTCACGGGTGTTCGGGGCTTCGGCGCAAGCTTGTTTGTACCATTCCAGCGCTTCTGCCGGCTGCTGCAGGGCGTCATAAGCTTTCCCCAGTAAGCGCATGGCGTAGCACCGCTCGTTCGGCCAGTCGGCCTTGGGGTTGTCTAGGTACTTCAGAAGGGCTACAGCGGCCTCGCCCCACTTGGAGTAGAACGTCAGTTCCCGAGCGAAATAGAAGGCGTTGCGCGGGCAGTGGGGGTCTTCCTTGACGGCGAGGCGCAGGCGTAAACTTCCTCTATGCGACCATCCGGGCGCGGGTATTCATGGACCGGGTGATGGAATCGATACCCATGCCTAGAAAATATTTTTTCGTAAAAGAAACTAATACCACAACCCCAATCAAACTTGTATCGAAGCCGGGTAGTATTCTCTTTCCACACCCGCTCAATTTCCTGTCGCCATCCGAGTTCCAATACTTCATCCAGATCAAGACTAATCACTATATCGATATCTTTTGGTAAAAGAGCAATAGCGGCGTTTCTTGCTAGGTCAAACCGCCACGGCGATATACAAATCTCATGAACAACAGTTTTAGGATGGCGTCGTGCGCGAGCAACCGTGCCGTCAGTAGAGCCAGTGTCAGCGATTAAAATTAAGTCGGCATCTGCAGCAGACGCGCAGAACCGGTCAACAAACTGTTCTTCATTTTTTGAAATAGCATTAACGGCGATTTTCATCTCTAGCCCATTCTCCAAAGTATTTTTGTTCTGCTTCTTTTCTAGCAACTACTGCGTCTTCAAACCTAGTAAATCTCCCTAAGTTTATTTGCTTGTGGTTAACTTTTATACTAGCCCGCCATTTTCTATTTGCTATATCAAAAGACACCCCAACAACACCAGATTTGTTACGACGAGACTTAGGTAGATTTTTCCCATTTTGTGCGTTAGTAGCTTCACGCAAATTATCTATTCTGTTGTCTGTTTTATCTCCGTTAATATGGTCTATCTGCTCTAAGGGCCAAACACCGTGGTGTAGCACCCATGCAATTCTATGGGCTTGGAACCGCCTACCGTTGATTAAAACCCCTCTGTAGCCACTATGAAGCAAAGTACCAGCAGGGGCTTTTTTTATCTTCCCTTTCCCTTTTGCTACCCAATACAGATGTCCTGTTTCTGGGCAATACCGTAGGAGTTGCTGAAGTTCATGTATATTCATGCTTCGATATATACCACGCTACTCCTTATTAAGCAACTTTTTTATTTGGTTGTACTGGGCGACGCAGTGGTTGAGTTCTTTTTGGAGTCGGTCGGCGTCGGCACTGTACCTTGCAAGAAACTCTCCATCTCCTTTTGCCAGCTGCGCTCCGGAGGCTGCACTACAAGTTCCGGAATCCTTGGACACTCCACCGTCCTTGGGGCGCTCGGGGCGGTCGCGCAGGCTGTTAAGAAGAGCGGCGCTACGAGCATTAGCTTCACGTATCTCACGATCTTTTTGCTCCCGTGTTTTGTCAGCAACGGACTGCGCTTCGCGTTCCTTCTCCCGTTGCTCCTGAAGGTTTTTGGCGTATTCCTCAGCAAGACGGGCCTTGTCCTTATCCCACAACTGCTGGACATGGGCTTGCCCTGCCTCGTCGCCTTTCCAATAGCCAACACCGCCGGCGATGCCGACGGCGAGAACTGCGCCTAGAAGAAAGTAGGGGTTCATTTTTTGGGCGGAATCGCGGTGCCTTCCAGCTTCTTGTGGACCTTGACCGTCTTGCACACTTCCTTCTTGGTCTTGGGGTCGGTGTCGCACACCTTCTTCATCTCGCCGCCGGCGAAGGATACCATCGGCACAAACGCCAGAGCCAACATTAGCTTTTTCATACATACCTCCTAGTCAATTTCAGGGTGGTTAGCTGGCGGCAAGGCTGGTTTACCCTTGAAGCCAAGTTCTACAGGTGGTGCAGATGATACTGGTGCAGGGGTGCTGATGGGGTCGAGCTTTGGTTCCGTGCGCTTAGCCGCTGGAGCAGGCGCTGCCGGTTTGTCGTCCCGTTCTTCTTTGGTTGACAGTCCGGGTGGCACAAACTGCGGCAGCGCGTCTTTGCCTTTTACAGCCAGTAGTGTAGCTAGACTGCCCAGTATGTATTTAGACATGTCAGACAGAATCAAAAAGAACTGCTTATCCGCCGGAGCCATGCCATTCATTGGCTGTGTCACGAACACTACCGAGTATAGACTGACGCCGACCATGATGACCACAGTCATACAGAACGTCAGAGCGATACAAAACTTAATTACTGCATCGTGTTGCTCCTGCGTCAGTGCAAGAAACTGGCTTATCAACTTTAGCGGGTTCATAGGGTTCCACCTTTGCGTCTTCAGGTTTAGTCAACTGATCTGGGCAAGTTCCTGTCGCTGAACAATACGGCCTCTTGCACTCTTTCTTTTCCCAGTTCTCCGGGTCCTGACAAGGGTACCGAAACCGTTCGCACCCACTAACCACCAAGAATATGAAGAAACTCAGTGTAATGTTTCTCGCGATCTGCCAAACCATTGTAGCCTCCGTTAACAATTCTGGTCATGCCTTTGATGTCGCCCTTGTCAGCATACTTGTTCAAGTTCTTAACTTCCCAGAACCAGCAAGCAGACTGCACCGCCCCTTCAAACGTACCCATATACTCACTGACTTCTGCGGCAGTTAAGCGAGGATCAAGACTGTCGCCGAACGCTTTATAGTTGTCATAAAAAGTCAGCTGGAAAATCCCGCGCCCACGGTAGCGATACCCATCACCACTGGCCTCGTCCCCATTGCCATAGCGGTTGGCGTAGACTCGATTTGCGATTGCTTCCTGACGGTTCGGGCGGCTAGCATATTGTTTAGCAAGCTCATCAGTAGGGAAATACTTACCAAAAGTGCGGCGCAAACCAGCAGCAGAGTACTTAAGATTTTCTTCATATGCTGTGTAATTACCTGATTCATGGGCGCTCTGCGCCATAAACGCAGCCACACGTGGAATAGTGTTAATGTCATACTCAGGCAGAAGAATATGAAGAGGCTCATACCAGTGATCCAAGTATTCATTCTTCCCCAACATCTTTCGTAGGTGGTCTTTGGTCAACATCTTTTAGCTCCTTCAAAACCTTAAGCCGCAATTCCTTCATTTTTTGTATCTGGTACTTGGCTTCCCACATGGCGTTGTTCATGTCCATATACATGACGCCCATTACCGGCAGGACTATGACTAGCACAAGACACAAGACCAGAACGGTAACGAGAAGAGAGTATGGTATGTGTGGCTCAGACGGATTAGGATTAGGAGGGCGCTGAACCATGTCAGAACGAACACCACTGCCCCAATCCATACCGCCTTTGCTTTTAGGTCCTCCAGTGCCCTTACCCGTTGCCATCTCGCTACCTGCGCCTTTCTCATTTCCTCAGCCAGTGCCGCGTTCTGCTCCTGTACGATCTGCTGCCACATCTTTTCAAACCGTGTCCACAGGTCGCCCAGTTCTGGCGGCGCGTTGTAGACCATCTGCTCGCGCACCTCAGCCAGCATGGAGTCCAGCTGGTGCCGTACCTTCAGCCGCTCCAGCGCACGCCTGGCCAGCGACATCTCGCCGCGGTACACCTCTTTGGCGTTCACCTCGCTGGCGATGTACGCCTTGACCATGATGTCGTACTGGTCAACGAACTGACCCAGGTTGTCCCAGACGGTGTTCAGCACATCAGCAGGCGCGGCCTTGGCCACCTCCTGCACACGTTTGACTTCCTCGTTGTACTGCTTCTTTTGCTCCGGTGTCGGGCTGGTGATCTTATGGAACTGTTCCTTCAGATCCTTGAGAATCCCGCCGACCTCGCCGCCCGTCTGCTTGATCTCTTTGTAAAGCGCGATCCCTTTCTTGGCCATGTCGATGGCCGTTGTCGCTGCCTTGTACGCAGCGGCAATGGTGACGGGATCGATCACATCAGGTCACATGCAGCTTCTGCTTCAGTTCCATAATCTCTTGGTGCAGCTGGTCGTTGCGCTCCTCGCACTTGCGGTTCTGCTCCTCGACCGCAGCCAGGCGCTGCGACAGGCGCTCGACCTCCTCACGCAAGTTCGTAATCAGATGCTCGATGGCCTCGTCGTGCAGCGTCGCAACCTTGTCGTGACGCAGGTCAGCCAGTACCTTGCGGTACATCCCATAAGCACCAGCACCAATGCCTGCAACAGCCGCCCCCAGGGTTGTCCAGAAACCGCTTTCCATTTTTCACTCCAATTTATAACCAGTAGAATCTATTGGTATTTGTACTATGGCGATAAGCCGCCGATCTGTTCTGAACTCATGGCGATAACCTGGCTGCTGGCCAGCGCGTCAATCTGCACCGATTCCAACACCGGTTCGGCCTGGATCTCAACACCCGGCAGCTCGTACTCAATCCACTG